AAACCCGTAAAGGAAAACCAGGGACCAGCATATTGAGGTCTATTCGTCAAAGTCGATATTAAGCATCATAGGCCCATTAGGACCGAGATCGGCCATTTCAATGTTATGATAATAATGATTCCAAGAGTCGTCCTCGTCAAGACCTCTCTCCATAAGATTATCAATTATCATGTTAGTAGAGTAGAGTGCAACGGTATTTTGTCCGCACTTGGTTATGGTGCCCATGAGGCAGTCATTGAATCCTACGATAATAACGGCATCTGGGTTTTTATCTATGAGTGTCTCGATTATTGAGTGTGCTGGTGATGCATCTGACATGGCATGAAACTCCCTTCATTTATTTAAATACTTCATTGGGGAGAGTGAGTCAAGGTCGAATATATTGACAACGACTTCAATAGGAATGGAAGTAACCCCTCCGAAGGTATGATCTTTTGTGAAGGAGTCTGCGACTGTTATTTTTTCTTTTGTTTTCTCGATGATCCAGCCAACGGAGACACAGAGCATGGGTTCCATATCATCTTTGATTTCGGAGATCGTCCCCACCCAATCCGCCCTGGAGACTATATCTAGCCAGACGATTACTACTATTTTCTGTGGAAGGGAATCTTTCCTTTTCATTTCTTTTCTTTTTCCTTTTCTGTTCCTTTCCTTTTTTTTTAATTAGTTTCTTTTTTTGGTTTGAGAACTATCTTCTCAATCGCCTTAGATTGGTTAGATTCTTTGAGTTCTCTCAAAACCCCCCCTCCCCCCATTCTTCTTAAGACAAAGAAGGAATGAGTTGTTGCGGATCATGGATCCACTACATAGGAGGGGGGAAGAAGGAGGTTGAGTAATCGCCCTGAGTTGGCTGAGTTCTCATCGTCCTGCTACCGAAGACCCCAAACTTGGTAGCCCTCTGGCAAAGAGGCTCCCCATTCTTGTATCCGGGGTCTCCGGTAAAGTCAACGGGTTAGAACGGAACTTCTTCTACTTTCTTAGGAAGATCTTCTGAGAGATTCCTACAGTCGTGATAAACGCCCTTGTCGTTACATGGAGCGTTCTTCCCCTTTTTGGTCTTGACCCAGTGAATGTCTTGTTCACAATACTTGCACTTAGAGGGCTTTGATCCTGGAGGTAGTTGCCAGACCCAGTTGCCACTGTCGTCTAGGACTCTTGGAGTAGGAGTGCTGTCACCAAACCCTCCCCCTCCAGCAGAAGGTTGGTTTTTTAGAAGATCCCTAATCTCGGTTAGAAGCCCGATTACTTCACTCTCATTGGTATCATCGAACATGATGATCCCCCTTTCTAACCCAGATTATACACAAGGTAAAGGAGATTAGTCAATGGCAAAAAGGGAAGATTACAGAGAAATCCATACGGCCCAACATAAGAGACAGGAGAAGGTTGGTGGTTATTTGATTAGGGAGCATCGTAGGGCAGCCCTTGACAAGGCCATAGATCAGGGTCTCCATTTTGTGGACGCTGTTGCCAAGGCAGAGATCCCTTACGAGGTAGCCATGTCGGCAGTGAGTAATGACTCTGAGTTCAATCATTGGTATGAAATTAGTAAGGACCGTCCCCGTTTGGATAACATCAAGAAGAGGAAGGGGAAGCCCAAGACCTCCCTCCAGATCAAGTCTGACTTTATCAACAAGTTAAGTGACGTTGGATTGTTTGATAAGATAGCGGTAATGGCTGAACAGGCTGACCCTGAAACGGACGAGGGCAAACAAGTCCTTGGATTTTTCATGAGATATGTGGTAAAGGATATACTTCCCAGGGAAACTGCTGCAAAGATAGAGCATTCAGACAAGACCACATACGACCAACTAACTGACGCCGAGTTGTTGGAAGCCTTACAGCAGAGGAGACAGGAACGTATGGAGTTTACCCAGGAGATCCATGACGCAGACAACAAGCGTCTATCACATACTCAGGAGTACATAGAGGAGATAAAGGGATACGAGGTAGAACAAAATGGCAAAGGAGAAACTGAGCAGGGAGACACTCCTTGAAGAACTCAAACTAGAGGAAGAGTTAGCCAGAAGAAAGAAGTTTGATGTTCTGGGTAGGATAGCCCCGAACAAGCGTCAATGGGATTTCATCAATGCCCATTCTCATGAGACTTTGTTTTCTGGATTGAATCAGGCTGGTAAGTCTACGGCATTATGTATCAAGGCAGCGTACCATTTGACTGGCCTGTATCCACCAGACTATGTGGGTGTGAGGTTTGATCATTCGATCAATGCTGCCATAGGTGGTGAGACTGCCCAGTCTACGAGGGACTTGCTCTGTGAGCGTCTCCTGGGCGAACTGACGGATCGAGGATCTGGCTATCTGCCCTCCCATACCTTTGAGCCAGCGGAAGATATCAAGAGGCTATCAGGTGGCATTACGAACCAGATAGACTTCTTCAGGGTAAGGCACCATGACAAGGATGGTATCTTTGATGGTTATTCAAAGTGTTATGTATTCTCTTATTCCACTGGTTGGCAGCGTCTACAGGGGTACACACTGGACTGGATAGGCATTGACGAAGAGCCACCCTTTGCGGTATACGACGAGTTCAGTGCCAGACTGAATGCCACAAATGGCTATATGGACATCTCAATGACCCCCCTCCAGGGAGAGACCCAACTGTATTTAATGTTTGAGGAGACCAAGGATGTAGAGGCTAGATTCTTATTGAACTACGACATTGAGGATGCCCTCCACATGGCAGTAGAGGACCGTGAAAGGCTAATGGACAAGTATGAGAACCATCCATTGGCAGAGGCCAGACTACATGGTAGGCCAGTCCGTGGTGCAGGATTGATCTACACAGTCCCAGATGAACTTCTCTATGTTGATGATTTCGCAGTACCAGACCACTGGAAAATGATAATAGGTCTTGACTTCCCCCACAGCGTTGGGAACTTCGCTGCTGCAAAACTAGCCTATGACGAAGACAATGATGTTCTATACCTAACCGGAGAGTACAAGGAAGAGAACCAGGAGTCTTACCATTATGCCCATAGAGTATTATGTATGGGTGGTGGTGTTATCCCATGTGCATGGCCTCACGATGCTGGCAGGGGATTTACTGATGGATCTACAGTAGCGGAGCGTTACCGTGATTTAGGAATCAATATGTTGAAGGAGTTCTCTCATTTTGTGAACCCAGAAGGTAAGAAGACCTTTGCGGTAATGCAAGTGATCGAGGACATCTGTGACAGAATGTTCACTGGCAGGTTCAGAGTTTTCATGACTTGTCAGGGATTCTTAAAGGAGAAGCGGCGTTATAAGCATGACAACGGTAAGGTTGCAAAGAGACAGGATGATCACATAATAGATGCTGTTCACAAGGCTGTAATGATGTTAAGGTTTGCGAGAGCAGAAGGATCGGAAAAGAAGTTGCCAAAGAAACTTCCTATCCTGGACTTCTTTAAAGATTTTTAGGAGTAAGTTATGCCAGACAATCCAACACGAAGAAGACAGCATTCGGTTTTTGTCCTTCCGGGTCCGAGGAGTATGGAAGACTTATTTGGGCCAACTGGAGTAGACGGAAGGGGAGGAACTAGAGGTGATTCAACGCCGTTTTCTGCAACTATCGGATCAAGACTAAAAGCGGCGCAAGTCAAACGGGATCAAAGGATGCAACAGGAATGGGAATGGAGCAAGGAACACTCAACGAGTAGTCCTGGAGCGTGGGGTGCGATTGTTCCGGGTGGAGCGGGATCAGCAAGGTTCTTAAAATATCTGAAAAACCTATTCACAAAAAAGCCACCTCCTCCCCCTCCCCGTGGTGGGACTCCTCCATCGAGAGGGGTTCGAGGTACTCCCTCGGAAACACGGGCAAGACAAAAGGCTGAACACGCATGGAAATTGATACAAGATGCAGGAGGGAGGGGAGCGGCTCCGTCGAACCCACGTACAGCACGTACCACGTTCACTGAGCAGCAACTTTACCAGGAGGGTGCGTCAATGGCTCATCAGTTTCCCTGGACTTCCACGAAAAATGTTCCGTGGAGAAACGCTCCCGGCTCGTCGGATCCTAGAATCCTACCAGCAAACTGGTCGAACAAACTTTCGGAACACGCTAACCAGGCCATTGACTTCGCAGGACGTAAATCAGTTTTCAGATTAAGAAATAGGACTCCCGATACCCCCCCAATGGTTAGAACCCCACCGGGGGCAAATCCCATACAAGCGGAAGGAGGAATTCCAAAAAACCTTGGTCCTGCCATTAACGAGATTATGCAAAAAGGGAACTTGGAGGGTTCGGTTGCAGCCTACAAGGCTGCCCCACTGGTTTCCGCTACTAGATCGCTGGAATCCACAACGGAAAAACTAGCGGCTATGTCTGCGAGAATGGAAAACTCAAATTCGGACTATGTGTTACTTGCATTGGTGACAGGTGCAACGGCTGTTTGGGCCGATTCGACGCTCGAAAACAAGAAAAGGGAGAGGCTAGAAAGAAAAGAAGCATCTAGAGTAAAGAGAATAAAAGAGTCACAGATTTGGGATCTTCGGGAAAAGGGACTCGAAATCGGTGCATGGATGTCAGGTGCGTCTAGTTCCCCTCCTGTCTTTTTGGGAAGATAATGCCACACCTACCAGAGACACAAGAATTAGTTAAAAGATTTGAATACCTGAAGCGTAGAAGAGTTCCTTACGAACGAGCGTGGCAGGATATTTCAGATCTTATGATGCCATTCCGTGGTGACATCACAACGAAAAGCACTGCTGGATCTAGAAGGATTCGTGGAGTCTTTGATACGACTGCCATGAATGCAGCCGATTCCTTTGTCAACTTCATCAAGGGTGCAATCATACCCTCTGGAAACGACTGGGTAAGACTTAGAGCAAAGCCTCCATTCGCAGACATACTAGAAGTTAGACAAGTATTAGATTTCGTAAGTGAACGAATCCTTGGAGCGTTAGCGGACAGCAACTTCTATAAGGAGAGTTCTGGATTCCTCAGAGACTTTTCAGTCCTTGGAAATGCAACGATCCATGTAAGGGAACTCACTCCACAACTAGGTACTAAGAATGAAACCTTTGGTGGTTTAATCTTTGAATCTATCCCCATTGCAGATATGTGGTGGCAGATAGGTAACACTGGTAGGCCAGACTTCCTGGTTCGTCAAATCACAATGACTGCCATAGATGCCTTCCGGTTTTTCCAGGGTGCTGCTGGTCAGGATGTTGAACAGAAGTTGGCATCGGGCGATATGATGGGAGAGGTTTCATTCCTGCACTATTGCTTTGAAAATGAGAACTTCATTCCCAATGGAGTCATATCATCTGACAACAGGAAATTTACAAGTATCTATATGTCAGGAGTGAGTAACGCTTCTGGCATTGTTGGTAGTAGTGGATCTTCAAATGCAATGATCATTCGAGAGGGAGGGTATGATACCTGCCCCTATATCGTTGCAAGGTGGATGACAGTAGACGGTGAAGAGTATGGCAGGGGGAGGGGACACCTAGCAAGAGCAGACGCAATGGGGATCAATGAACTGCGTAGACAGATCCTAATTGCTGCTGGCAAGGATCTTAATCCCCCACTCATGGTAGAGCATGACACTGTAGTCGAATTGGATATAACTCCTAACGGCCTAATGGTGACAAGACCAGCAGTTAAAATGAGTCCACAATACTTGAAGTCAGATACTAACTACGCAGTAGCAGACCTAATCGCTCGACAAGACAGAGAGCAAATTCAAAAAGCATTCCTTGGTGACATACTTAATGATCCAGATACTCAACCTAGATCAGCAGAGGAAAGCAGACAGAGACAGAGTAGGGCACTTGCAAGACTGAGTGCTTCGGCAGATACAGTGAACTACGAATTCCTTGACCCGTTGATTCAATCAATCATTGATCTAATGCATCGTGGTGGTGCATTACCAGAACTCGACTTGTTACAACAAATGGCTCCCGATGCAGAATTTGAGATTGTGTATCAATCACCTTTCTTTACTGCTCAAAGGCAAAGCGGAGTCAATCGTGTACAAGCGTTTATGGAGCGTCGTTTAGGTATGTATGAAGTAACGCAGGATCAGGTTTACCTGGATGACATCAACTCCAGTGCTGTCGCCAACTATGATGCTATGCACAGTGACATTCCTGCCCAAATAATCAGGAGTCAGGAAGAGGTATCTGCAATCAGGAACGCAAGGGCAGAGCAGCAAATGATGCAACAGCAAATGGAACAGATGCAGCAAATGGCACAGATGGCACCACAGCAAGCCCCTGTCCAACAGGCACCTCCACCTGAGCCAGAAGGAATCTAATATGGCATTTGATAAAGGACTAATGTACGACAGGATTGCTTTTCAAAACGCAGGATTCAAAGGTAAGGAACTAGAAGAGGCTGTAAGAGGAACGCAATCAGCAAAGGCGAAAGGTGCGTCACTCGGTCTAGAAATTGCTTCTTTTGTTGTTCCGGTTGGTCCTGCTCTTAGAGTTACTGGAAGGGTAGGGAAAGCAGTGATAAATACATTGTTCAAAACCCAACCGTTTAATCCAGCAAGAAGGGCAATTCTAAAAGCAGCAGGAGCCGCCACAGCAGTTGTAGCAACTGGCGGGAAGAGTGCCTCAGTGATAAAGGCTATACTCCCCAAAGTGGCACATACACCGTCGGGGTCTACGGGTGCCGTACTGAGGTATCCTGGTCATGTGCGTGGTACTCCTGTGGGAGATGCTGCGTCAAATTGGAGACACTGGCGAAAGGTGGTGAATCAGGGCTTTCCTGAAGGACGGTTAGGAAATGCGTTGCATATCCTGGAAGACGCCACACCCATAGTAATCAAAAAAGCAATGGCGGAGGCAGTAAAAGGAACTACCAAGATGGGCAAAGAAGCATTAGTTAGGGCGGGAAAGTTGCCTCCACCACCTCCAGGATATGGACAAAGTTTTATTAACCAACAGATGTCTAGGGTGAATAGATTAACCAGTCCAACAGGTCGTCCGATGAATCCAGCAAGGATGAAATCAATGTTGGAATCTTGGGTTAAAAACACTGAACCAGACTTCTGGTAAATAATGTTTAATAAAGAAGATAAGATTTTCCTAATTGAAACAGAAGAGATTTTTAAAACAGAGAAAGGGCAACGGGTTCTAGACTATCTACGAAAAGTTCTTCATGTAGAAGAAACTCTAGAGCCAGAAGAAAAGATGAATAAAGATTTAGAGGCAGCGGGTCGTATAGAACGAATCCCAATAGACCCGATTGCTTTTGCTAAAAGGCAGGGATCTAGATCTGCCTATTACAAAATAATAGCCCTCATAAGGCAGGGCAAAAGAATGAGAGAAGAGGATTCCAAATGAGCGATCTCAATGAAAACCTTCCCATTGATATGGACGGTAGGGATTCTCTAATCAGCAAGTTTGATTCTGTAGAGGATCTGGCTAAGTCCTATCACAACCTGAGTAAGAAGATGGGTGAGACTACTAGAGTCCCTCAAGGGGATGCTGGGAGTGAAGAGTGGTCTGGATTCTACCAAAGTCTAGGTGCCCCTTCAGAGGAGGACGGATACCGAATACCAGAAAACACCAGCGAGGAGTTCTCTGGCACACTAAAGAACATGAGGAAGTCTGCTCTGGACCGTGGTTTAACGACCGAACAGTGGAATGAAATGGTCTCTCCTTTAGCGAATCTTGAAAGGGAGAGGACTGAATCAGCAGACAAACTTCAGCAGGAGACAGTGGATTCCTGGAAGAAGACAGCCAGAGAGCGTTACGGCCCTGACTTCGATTCAAAATCAGCCCTTGCAGAAAGGGCATACAACAATATAGTACAGAAGAACCCAGAACTGAATAAGGTGTTTACTGCCACAGGTATGGGACACCACCCGGAGATAATGGATTTCATGGTGAGAATGGGAGAGAATATGTCAGACGAAGCAACTCCAAGCGGTGCAAGTGGAAGCAACTTCGAGCCAGACTACGCAGCATTGGCTGCAAGGGGTAGGAAGATTGCGAAGATCGGGGCCATCAAAAACCCGAGAAACCCTGACTACGAAGAGCATTACCCTGAGTTCATGGAGATCCAAGAGACTCTAATGAAGGCAGGATTTAGTGGGATTACAGACGAGAAACTTTACAAACAATCGCCTTGGGCTAGAGGATAGATCATGGCAAAGAAAATACACAGGTGGACAAGGAATCCAAGATCAGATGAACAGATCATCCAGAACCCGATTCCCAGTCGTGGTCGAGGATATACTGCTAAGTCTGGATCTCCCCTCTTTTCTCCAATTGCTGTAAGTAAAGACTCTTATTCTTATGCAGTAATCCCAGATAGATACACAGGATTAAACGAATCTTCTAGTGTCCCTCCCCGTAGACCGACACTCAAGCCTACTCCTCCTTCATTTGCCACACTTGCAGAGCAAATCTTCTCAATGAAAAGTTTCTCAAAAAGACCTACAACCCCGTCATTTACCCCCCCTCGGGCCTCCCTTAGTGGTCTTGAAAAACGATTAACCACAACTGTAATCGTTGGCAGAGATCCAAAACCCAGTAGTCTTGGAAACCGATCACCCGTCGATTTTGACGGAGATCCAAAGGGAGATATGTATAACGCATCTCCTCCTAGTCTTCCTCTTTCAGGTAGGAGTGGTCAATACATTCTTGGTCTTAAAGACTTTATAAGTAAAAGACAAAAAACATGGAACGACAGA